GGCAGGATAGGTGTAGTTTACGACCGAGGGAGGCTAAGCCGCCGTGCCAGCAAGATGCGCCGATGAGCTTCATACGGGCGGAAGCTCCCGCGTTGGCGGTGCGGTTTTCGGTGGCGGAACGGCGACCTGGGGCGAAGGCTCCCATGGAGTTCTCGTTAACTCCAGAGACCATGTAGAGGATTCGGATGAGCGCTTCGGAGTCTTGGAAGTGGGAAGCGGTGGGGTCGGTCGTGCGAAGCTGCTCAATGAAGCGGGAAGTGCCCATGCGAGGGGCGGACTTCTTGAGGAGGATGAACGGGGCGTTGGTGTTCAGGGTGGACATGTCCACGTGCTGCTGATCGACGACAAGGCGACCGTCGATATTACGACGGACGGAGGCAACGCGGGCGTTGATGAGCCAGGTGATGACTTCTTGGATTGGGTCGATTAACTTGGAGAGCGAATCAGAAAGATCCGCGTGCTGGTCGGGGAGAAGCTGGAGGATGTCGTATTGGAACTCGTTTGCAGGGGAGTTCAGGGCTTGCAGACCGATGATGCGGTTGTCGTTAGCGTAGGTGATGACCCAGATTTCCTCGTCTTCGGACTCACCAAGGCCGTGCTCGGATGGGATGAGGCGGTATTGGACGGATGTGCGAGCGACCATCTTGTCGCCCTTTGGGGTTTTGCCAGTCAGGCCGGCGGGCTCGACACCTTCAAGGCGGTTGTTAGCCTTGCCGCCACGTGCTTGCCAGAGAGTGTTGTCAAAGTCGTTAATATACTTCGTACCTGCGAGCATTCCCTGGCGTTCAAGCTGCTTGAGCTCTTTCAGGTTAACGCTTTGCTCATCAGCAGCGAAGCGGCCCTCTTTCCAGCGGGTGATGGGAACGCGGGTGTCGTAGAAGAAGTTGTAAGGAGAGATGTTTTCGATCTTGCATCCCTCTTTCAAGATGACTTCTTCTTCGGAGGATTCCTCGTCCTGCGGAATCGTTAGGTCGGTGGGATCGAAGAGGAAGGAGATGTCTTGGTCGGTTGGAGTGGTTTCGACGAAGATAGATTCATAGGTCCAGCTGGTCTTGAGAACGCCGAGGGAAAACCGCACCATGTCCAAAAGAGCCTCAACCAAGCGCATATGGTAGCCGGTCTGACGAACTTCACGGTCGATAACGGTTTGAGCGATCTCACGGAGTTCGTAGTCCTCATCCCCGGTGGCGGCGAGCTCAAAGACGCTGTCCTTTGAGGTGAGGGAGATGAAGAGGAAAGTGACCAGCGTGTTGCATTGTGCGTAGGTCAGCGGGACGACCATCTTCGCAGGCTCACCCTTTTGTTTCGCGCGAGCATCATGGGCGTCTGTGGCCTTCTTGCGCTTGTACGTCGCAAGGGCTTTGTCCCAATGCGGGTAAGAGCCAGCGATGAATGAGCGTGAGTTATTCACCACGCCAACAACTTCTTCAAGAAGCTCTTGGATGTTTTCTGGATGCTCTTCGAGTTCGAGCATTTCGGTGATTTCTGGCGTCATTGGGAGAAGGAATTTAAGTCGCCGTCAGCGAAAGGGGTAAGGTCAAGCTCACGGTCGGAAGCGGTGGATGGGGTTTCAGAAAGGGGTTCACTTGCTGGATCGACCCATTGAAGCCCGTGCGAGACCGCCCGGTAGAAACATTCCATCATGTGATCATCTTTGTCGATAGGTTTTTCCTTTTCTTTCTGCCAGGTATAAAGGAAGAACTCGCGGATGGTTTCAGTGCAGGAGGAGCAGAAGCGCACAAGCCCGAGGGTGACCTCACGGCCGGCAAGGATATAGGTCCTTGTGGCCTCCAGCGCTTGGCGGGCTTTAATAATCCCGGTCTTTAACTCCTTTGTAGCTCTCTGCACAGGAATGCCATACTCCCAAAAGACGTCCGCCAGGCACCGCCCGTCAATAGGATTCGGAATGAAAGCACTCTGGTCGATCACACACAGATGCGGGGTTCTCCCCTTAAGCGTTTCCAGAATCGCCTCGCAAAAGGTATTAATGTAGCAGTCGGCAAAAATCTCCGACCAGCAAAACTTCTCACCAGTCGGCGCGGTGGCCCAGAACTGCGCTGTCTGCTCCGTCCTCACGTGGGTGTCAATAACTACGCGAATGGTGTAGTCTTCTGGGGGTTCGTCAAAGTCCTTCCACCCAATAGGGAGGTCACTGTAAACGTGCCGCTCCATCTCAAAGTTCCCGTAAACCAACCCTGTTGACGCCTTTGGGATGCCATAGATTCGCGCTTGGCGTTCCTTCGGGTCGAGGCTGTTAGCGAACATGTCGACGTTCTCCTTGTCCAACGTCAAGTTGTCGTAGGTCGAACCCGTCATGACCCAGCGCTCTGGGTAGTCGTCATGCACTTCGCCGAACTCAAAGCTCTTCCGCATCTTACTCGGCGGGAGGAAGTACTCATTAATCCATTGTTCCGTGATCGGTGTGCAGGTGAACCAGGCGCTGCCACCTGTGTCGATGAGTCCTCGCCCAGCCGCGATCCACATCTCCTTCGGGATCGGTTCATCCACGTGAATCCAATCCCACTGGGAGGACTCTTGGCTTAAAGGGTTGTGCTTAAAAGAAGCAACAGTGTCGATGTAGATGAGGCTCGTCCCGCCCCAGATACTCTTCACCGGTATGCAGTCAATCTCACCGCTCTGGTTCTTCTTCGGCGGCAACAACCTATCGACGGGAATCCACTGTATTAGCTTGCCACGCTGGCCTTCTTCCATGCTTGTAAAGATTTCACGCGCCTTGTCCCAGTCAGCCACAAGGATCAGCCCTTTCGTCGGGCGCTGTGGGATCCCTTTGAAGCGGTCTGGATCATCCTTTTCCATCCACGGTCTCTCGCCGATGGCGAAAGCCGCATCCTCCGCGCTGCCGCAAGTCGACTTTCCAAAGCGGTTCCCAGTCCTCAAGTAGCGCCTCTTCTTATCGCCGTTGCGATGGAAGATTTCCTGCTTAGAATGCGGGGCATACGCAAACAAAGCGTAATCGCGTTGCAGCCTCTCCAGTCTCCTGAGCTCTTCTAGCTTAACGATTTCGCGTGGGTCAAACATTTTTACCGAGCACAAAAGCTAGATTTGAATTGGGCGGGAGATGCGAGGAGGAAGGACACGGTGGCGGCGGTAGTAGTAGCCACCGTCACGTTCGGAGACGTTGAGGATGCGATAGTGGGGCTTGTAGGCTGTGTGGTTGGTCGGCGGGAAGATGGAGCCTTGGGACCAGTCGACCTCGCGCGCGTTTTCTGTGCCGAAGTTTTCAATGCGCTCGGCGGAGATATAGGGTTCAGGGATGGTGACGAGGGAGTGGATGCAGTCGAGAGTGTTGTTGACGCCGAAGTAGTTGTAGAAAATGCGGTCAGGACGAGGTTCCTCGGCGACGAGAGATGGGATGGGGTTAGGGGAAAAGAATTCCTCAACTTCATGGACGGTGTTAAACTGCCCACCGCGAATGAGGATGTAGCGATCGAGGAATCGGCGACCGGTGACGGCGGTGACTGTTGGTCCTTTTACGCCGGAGATTGTGAGGGAGCCGGCTTCGTTCTGAAGTTCGATAATGGCATCGAGCATGTAGAGGGACAAGAGCCAATCGGGCCAGTCGGTGACTTGGTTGATACGAGCAAGCGGGCGGACAGGTTGAAGCTGCGAGGCGGGTGTCTTGTTCTCGAGAAAGACAAAACGTAGGTTGTTCCCTTCTTTGGTCAACTGCTCGCGGTAGATGAAAGAACCGAAACCCTGGGTGATTGCGTCACCCTTGGGGACGTTCTCGCTGGACATAAAGTTCGCGAGCGTCGTCCCTTGGATTAGATTCGTTGAAGCGGTGAAGAAATTCTCGCGGACATAGAGGATCAATCCCCGCTCGTTGACTGTGCCGACGATGGGGAAGACCGAGTAGTGAACCTTTTCGGAAGAAGCCATTAGGTTGAAGCGCCGGTGTAGATGATTTCAGTTCCAGGGCGAGCTTGGACCTTGCTCTGATGCCCGAGGGAGGAGACGAGGATGTAGTAGTCCCAAGGTTCGCCGTTGTCGCGTTTGGTGGGAGTGGCGGCTAAGGTATCGCTAAGGCGGACTTCGTAAGCGGTTGGGACTAGGATGCCTGAGGTGGCGGAATGTGTAGTTGGAACTGCGGCGACACCGATGCCGTAGGGGGTGGTTAGCGTGGCTACGTTGGTGGAGCTAACAAAAAGTTGTCCGGCGCGTGAATCGGAGGTGTGTAGATTACGCCACTTGCCTGAGGCATACCATTTGGTAACGGTGACGGTAGGATCGAAGCCGAGAGCGTAGGCAAGGTTGCCAGCGTCGGAGTCATCGGCAGTAGCGTTAGCGTTGGCTGCGCTGGTTGTGAAGACTCCTGTAGTCGCATTCCATGCAGAAGCCCAGAGTTCGAGCACCGTCAGGGATTTAACTGAATGAACAAAAGCCCCAAGCGGGATTTTAGTCCCCTTGACTGCCATGCCAGGGAAAACACCAACGGTCGACGCAACCGTGATGAAGTTTGATCCGCTGACAGTTACGTATCCAGTGAGCGGGACAGGATCGAGCACTTTGGAGATCGTGCGCTCAGTGCCATTGGCGTCGTAGTATTTGTATTCAGCGGGCATATGGATTAGATGGTGAAGCGAATGCGAGAGCGAATTTTGGAAATGTTGCGAGTCACGAGGCAGACCATTCCGCCGGTGCGGGAACCGCGGGCGTTAGAGTTTCCGTCAATGGTCCTGATGTTGCCTTGGCTATCGGGCGGGCCGAGGGCGATGGAGATGTGGGAGAAGGACCAGATGACAAGGTCGCCACGTTGGATATCGGAACCAGCGGGCTTGCGGGTCTGTGTGGAGGCGTCTTGGGCAAGAGACCAGCGCTCGAAGTCAAAAGCTCCGGCGGTGCGCGGGAGTTTGAAACCAGGAGTTTCTTTAAGCTTGGATTTAGCAAGGGCCTGGCGAAGACAGAAGCACACAAAGGCCGCGCACCAGGCACCCCAATCTTTTTCTTCCAGCCAGGTGGCGCGCTGGTAATCGTCAACGCGAGGACCGCGGTTAGATGTGCCGACCTCTTTGACGCCGAGCTCGTTTTCGGCGGTGGAGATTAGGTTGTCAATGAAGAGGCTCATGGCTGGACGGAGGTGGGAGCTTTACCGGAGAGGGAGAAGGCAGCGACCTTGGCCTCAGCTTGGGTGACGAGGGACTGGAGCTGTTTGAGAGCTTCGGCCTTTGCGAGGGAGGTGAAGATGCCCTGGGATGGGTCGAGCGGCTTGGCCTGTTCCTCGGCAAGGCGAGCACGGGCGATGGTCAGGGCGGTTTGGGCAGCGGCCTTGGTCCCGGCTTCGGCGACCTGGAGGGAGAGGGCTTTGACTTCGGTGGAGAGGGACGCGGAAGTGACGCCGAGGAAGGACTTCTCACCGGAAGCGGGGTCCGTGGAACAAGAAGGGAGGAGAAGAAGGAGGGGGAGGAGTAGAGTTTTCATGGCTCTTTGTTTCCGGTTATTGTCTTTTCGATTTGCTCGGCTTTCTTTTCTGCGATATGGGCGCTGCGGCTGTAGAGCTCAGCGGTGAAAGGTTTGGAGAGGACATAGGCCAGGCCGGAGATGAGGCCTCCGACAAGGACTAGGAGCGCGGGCTTTATGGCGATGTTAGTGAGCCAGGGATGAAGGCCAGCCACAAGTTGCGGCATCAAAACACCAGCGAAGAGGGCGAAGATGCTACGGCCTATGACGATCCGTCGGGTCTCTGGCAACGGGTTGAGCATAATCGTTCCGCCGGTGACGAGAAGACTACCGATGAGCGGGAGGAGGAAGAGCTGAAGCTCTGCGGTTTGCGTGGCAGACGCGGTAGCGAGGAGAAGCCCAGAAAGGATTGTGGTTAGGGAGGTTGTGGTTAGGACCGCGCCGTCGAGGATGTGGTAGGTGGGGGAAAGCATAACGTGAGGTGATTCAGGCTCAAACAATCGGCTCAACGTCGATCACGCACTCGACCAGCGTCCAGCCAGCCTCACCAGCGAAAGCGAGAGAGAGGTAGCCCGCCGCGCTGACGGTGATTTCGCCGGTCGTGTGATGCAGAATTTCGTGATCACAGGGATCGAGTGACATCTCATTGGGAGGGTTTGTCGTCTGCACAGCCAGACTCCCGTTGTAGTTGAGCCCTGTGTTGCCGCCATGCGTGATCTGGATCAGCAAGGACGCGCTCAAGGTGGGACCGCCCGCCATGCCAAAGGTCGTTTTCAGGAATGCCGAATTGGCGTCGATTTCCGAGCGCGCACGAATGGTGATGCGCAGGCGATAATTACCGGGCTCAATGCGCGGAGTGGCGAATGGCAGCACGGTGTAATCGCTTGGGGAATCGGGGAGAGTCAGGCTGTTTACGATGGTCTTCATAGAGTTACAGGGCGGCTCCGTCATTGGTGGATATCCAGTTGCGAATGAGAAGGTCTTCCGCGCTGTCGAGGGTGATGCAGCGTTTGACAGCGATCACGAGGCGGAAGCGGTTGGCCGTGGAGTCATTGCCGATGCCAATCGCGCCCGTGCCCCCGATTTGGTTGAAATCGAAACCGGAGTTGGTGGCGCTCCCGCTATTGTTTGTCTCTCCCGTAGAGATCATGCTATAGTCGCCAGCGCCGTCCATATTGAAGCGCCCCATGACAACTACGCCTGTGTTCAGACTACCGTTAAATGGGTTTCCGGTGTTATCGTAAATAGACACATCGGAGGCCCCACCAAGCAGTGATGGTTGCACCGTGTCTGACGCGAAGCAGGCCACGCTCGACCCCGCATCCACGATCATCGACCAATAAACGGTGATGTCCGTTGCTGAGAACTGAGAACTGAAATTCAACAACTCCACCCCAGCGGCATCCAACTGCAAGCCATCCGCCTGCAACGTGGGCTTGTGGGTGGCTTCACTGGCGCTGATCGACGTGCCAAACAGCGGAGCCGCGTAGCCCACTGGAT